ATCTGCGGCTTCAGTTTCGCCCTGCGGGTACTGCTCAGAGACCGTTACGCCGCCGCTCGGCACGGCGACGATCTGCGGCACTCATCCGATCGACCCGGATCTTGACCGGCCGCTTGCCCGTGGCCGCGCCCTCCGTAGAGTAGCGGACAGCGACCCGGCGGCTGCTGATGTCCTGCTTAAGCATCGTCGCCGCACTCCATCACGAACGTCATGCGCATTTTCCCATCCTTCTGTTGATCGGTTCTAGGTATCCTCGTACTGGCTTCCGGCGATGTAGCCGACTTCCATGCCGACCGTGATCCGGATGACGTCGCTCACTTCAACGTCACCTCGGCCTCAGTGTCAAGGATCCTCGGCGCCTGCTGGACCGCGTTGAGCACGTAGTCCTTCAGATCCTGCCGGTTCGCGAAGGTGGAGAGTTCGGCGCCGATCTCCTCGGGGGAAATCTCGATGCTGAGCGTCACGTTGATCTTCAAGGCAGTCTCCTTAACTCGTGCTTGCTTGCTGTTGCGCCCCGCCGTCCGGATTCGAACCGGTTATCGCCACTCCGGCGTCACGACCACAGGTACCGTTCTGCTTCCCCGCGCGTGATAAAGAAATGGATGCCGTTACTGCATTCATTCCAGCGATTCTCGTCGAAACAATCGCAGGCTACTGTTTCCCCGGCATGGTACGTAAATCCTCTAGCGTAATGGCTGACGCCGTGATCCGCACCGAATACTTCCAGGACTTTAGCCTTTGACGCCCTGCACTTGCGTCCGGTAGCGTTAGACCGGGAGGCATCCGCCGGAATCAGGAGTTTGACAATTACGTCATTCCGGCATTTCTTCCACCCGATAATGTCTCCGTCGGGCAGGATGCTGGTAGCGTCGCCAACTTCGGCCGGAATGTTACATGCGTCACGCAGGTCCGCGTCACGCAGGGTCGCGCCATCCAGGGTCGCGCCACTCAGGTCCGCGCCACGCAGGTCCGCACCACTCAGGTCCGCGCCACTCAGGTCCGCGTAACTCAGGTCCGCGTAAGTCAGGTCCGCGTAACTCAGGTCCGCACCACTCAGGTCCGCGTAACTCAGGTCCGCGCCACGCAGGTCCGCGTCACGCAGGGTCGCGCCATCCAGGGTCGCGCTGTGCAGGTCCGCGCCACGCAGGGTCGCGAGCGGCTCGATTTCGTACGTCCGGCCGTTAATGATCTTTTCCATCAGTAGTATTCCTTCTGCCTATCGGTGCTTGGCTTACTGCTGTTGCGCCCCGCCGTCCGGATTCGAACCGGTTATCGCCACCCGTGTGCGGGCTGATCGGCGGGCCACTCTCATGATCGCTCGCCCCTAGCCGGGGGTCATGGCGCACTGAGAGTCATTAAGTTTTTCCGCTATGCATCGCGCCACTTAGCGGAACCGGCGACTACGTTCCTGATGCTCCGTCTTCGGTTGTGGTGCCGGGGTGGTTGCCCCGACAGGAACCAAGTTAGGGCACTGGCGAGGCTTAAGTCAAGCCCAGATTCGGCAGACTGCCGCTGGTGGACGCTGGAAGCCCTGTATTTACTGGATTTTCGTGGCTAAAAAAACTTTCTGAGACGCTGTTGTGACTCGATGTGACTCGACTCCCCGGAACATCGAGACCCGGAGAGCGTCCCTGAGAGGCGAACAGGACGATCCCTAGGACTACTCCTAGCCCGACGCCCTTCTCAAGCGAGAGGTGCCTCTCCGCGCGTTCCAGGGGCATCTGAGCCTTACTTAAGCCCAGGCAAAGCAGAAAACCCCCCTCCGGAGTACCGGAGGGGGGCTCTAGGTTGGGTCTAGGAGTTCTCGAGAATCGCCTCTATAGCCTGCCGCTTAGTCATCGTCCCGGCACCGGCCGAACCTACCCGGTCCGCCATGGCCCGGAGCGACTCGGCATCTAGTCCGAGCAGGTAGGCGCGGCGCGTGTCCTCAGGCGTACTGCAAAGCCTTGCGAGGCGATCGTCGGCTGCGGTCACTTCCGCAACCGCTTCTTCGTAGTCCAGATTGGCCATCCGCTCGCGCATCCCCATGATCCTGATCCTTTCCCTCGCGTTGTCGATACCCAGAGTCTAAAGCCGCTGTCAGGCTCAAGTCAAGCCTAAGAACGGGAAATCATGACAGCAGTCGCCACAGCACTCAAGCGGGATGTCTGCGGCGGACGTGACCGCGATGTCCGGCGTGTAGTCCCAGACGGGGCCACCGGGGATCGTCAGCCTGTAGGCGTCGGCTGCCTTGCGCTGCCTGCGAGCCACATCAATCAGCCCTGCCGTCTCGAGACGGGCAATCGCCTTGGCCACAGTCTTGTGGCTGACACCGGCTGCCTTGGCCAGTTCCCTCTGACTCGCCTCAATGCCCTGAAGCGACCAGTCCGCCTTGGCCGCAAGAGCCTGAGCTACAGCATTCGTAGCAGCATCTCCCCTGTCGCCTAGCTGAGCTACAGCGGCCGTCCAGTCGTACTGGTCATAGTCCGGATATCTCATGGCCGAAGACTGTAGCAGGCGGAGCTGCGGTCACGCAAGGGTTCATCCTGAAACCCCTCGGAGGCCAAAGAACGGGGGCTCTGAGCCTCGGATCTGAAAAGTTAAGCTAGGGGTGCCACTATATATAAGCATTGATCGCGTGTTCACTGAAAAGTTAAGCTAGGGGTGCCACTATATATAAGCGTTGATCGCGTGTTCACTGAAAAGTTAAGCTAGGGGTGCCACTATATATAAGCGTTGATCGTACGATCATTGATACATAGATACGTATGTATTGTGCATGTCAGGCCCGGCGGCCATGCCGGTGGGGAAAAGGTTAAGGCATGTGGCCGTGCCGGTGGCCTGAAACGCACGACTCATACGATGCTGTGCATTGAGCCTGGGGCGAATGACTTCAGCCTCTTCTGGCCTCCGCTATAATCTTTATATATCTTATATATACTACTTAAAGTAATACTTAAGAAGTATATTAAGACTATAATATAGTCTATATATTAATAGACTAATATAAGACTATTATATTAATATAGTCTAACATAAGAATAGACTAATATATATAGTCTATCAATACAATGATACGTACAATCATATGATACATACGATCATTGATACAGGTAAAACCGCAATCAATGCAACAGGCAAATAAAATCAATTTATGCCAACCTACCTTAGCTGCATCCAATGCGGAAAGAAGATGAGCAGGCCATACAAGACCTGCAGCCAAACCTGCTCCAAAGCCTTTAAACGAACCCAGGACCGTGCAGCCAAAGCACGACAGCGGGAAGACTCAAAACCAGGCAACCAGGCACCAACATGGCACCTCACCGACGAGGAATGCCTGCTGATAGAAGCTGCACTATCGGAAAACAATATCAGGCCCGTTGGCTCGGCCACCGAACTCTACGAGGCCAGCCCGGAAATAACAGACCACTGGGCAAACAAAGGCGCCGAACTCGACATCTGGGAAATCCGCCACAAAGACCGTGCACGCTTCGGAGGCTTTGTTCACGGATAGAAGCTACTGGTTTACAGACAAGCTAGACCGATATTGACCTGCGACTATTCGCAAAATAATAAATATATGTAACCCGACTGTTACGGTTTCAACGGGAAGCAAAAAAGAAACCAGCCCCCCTGGTGAGGGTTTTTGAAATACGCTCAGGCCAAGCGTACGCACTAACGCGGAGGGTCCGGGGACAGGCACTAATAGTCAGCCAGTCCGAGTAACCAGGGGGCACAGACACGCAAGGCCCGGCAGTCATCCGGACGGTTGGCGAGCCGGGCCTTTGCGATACTCGAAAAGGCTATCAAATGCACTACACCGACTGGTGGTACGCCGTAAACGCGCTATACGCCATCGTAGGGGTCGTAGTCATGGCAGCAAGCGTCACGGTGATAATCGCATGCCTGAAATACTTGACCAGCCAATCCCAATCCCAGACCACGCCCAATACTGCGTCGTCTGCAAAACCTACCACTGCGACACCCCATCACGAGGAACACCCTACATAGCCGTCCTAGACGGACCGGCAAACCAATACATGTGGGTGGCCTGATGAACCTTCTAGCCGCGTTATAAAGGACGGTGAGCCATGGCAGCATCACGCACCAGAGCACTCACCACGTCCGTCACCAGCAGCGTCACACACACCGGTGCGTCAGGTACAGACCTCGCAGACCGGCTAGACCAAGCCGGACGCATCCTCATGGCCTACATGAAACGCACCGGGAAACAAATCACCAGGCTGCCCGGCGGCGTCTTTGATCGCGATTTGAATACGACGCAGACCACTAAAGCCAGCGAGACAAACGGCTCCAACGTCACCTATCTGAATAGCGGCACCGCCTACAGGTACGAGACCGGTGGCCGTCACCCACTCAACTATCCGAACCAGCAAGAACGCGACGGACACGCCCAATCATGGGGGCCGAGGCACACTGTACCGGCACGACGCCCATTCATGGCAGCAGCAGCCGAAGCAGCCGCAGAAGACATCTACGCGGCCCTGGAAGGCGTCATAGACGACTGGCTAGAAGAAGACGGATGGGACGCCCATGACTAGCTCCTGCATCCGCTGCGGCCGCCCCGGGGCATCAATGTGCCGGGCATGCAAGACGATGAAGACCAAGGTGTATCACGACACCGAATACACCAGCAATCGCAGGCTGATGCTTGAGCAGTTCACGCCTGGGCACACCGTCTGCGGGATCTGTCATCGTGTCATCGCATCAGTCGCCGTCATGTCCATTGATCATGTCATTGCGGTGCGTCGTGGTGGCAGCCACTCGCGAGGCAACCTGCAGTATGCACATCGCAGTTGCAATTCATCTAAGCAAAGTGGATGAATAAATATCCAATAAATATTCATTCATCCCTTCCTTTCTTAGTAAAGGGTGGGGGTGTCTAAAACTCTACGACCCCTACGCCGCCGACGATCCCGCTAGCCACGCACACAAAATCTCAACGCTCAGCTTGATTTTCCGCCCGCTGCGGGATTTTGAACCTCATTTTTCTTGAATTTTTATTCATGCCCGAAGTCTGATTCGGAGGTATTACCTTATGCAGGAGGACGATTTCCGGCGCGTGTTTGCGCAGGTCAAAGCCGAGAATGGAAGACTGCACGCGGAGAATCGCATCCTTAAGCGCAGGCTTAAAGAAGCCGAGGAACGGCGCGAGCGACCCTCGTCGAAACGGGAGTGTCCGGGGTGTAAAAAAACCTATCCTGATGGTCCTGGATTCTTCCCGGGCTATACGGATGGTACGGGTAGCGTGCTTTGTGGTGGGTGCTATGCCTGCCCCTAAGCCGATTGAGCGTAAGCGCCTGAATGGGCGTACTGCGGATACTGATTCGGGTGGCCGTAAGCTGCCTGCGCCGATTGTTGTTTCTAAGGCTGAGCTGGATGCTCGGCCTATTCCTGTTGCCCCGGTGGAGCTTGGGCGTCGCGGGCAGATCGAATGGGAACGTATTTGGTCTGCGGGTTTCTGGCTTCATCCGGATGAGGATTATCACTGGCTTGTGATGATCGCGCAGGCTTATGACGATATTGATTCGTTTCGCCGCAAGGTTAAGAAGGATGGGCTTATCCAGTCTGGTTCGCAGGGGCAGGTTATTGCGCATCCGTTGCTGGCGGAGATTCGCAAGGCGGAGGCGGTTATTCAGAAGTCGTTGTCTGCGCTCGGGTTTTCGCCGTCGGATCGCGCAAGGCTTGGGCTGGCTGAGGTTAAGCAGCAATCGGCACTTGAGGAATTGATGGCTAAGCGCAATGCACGAGCTTCTAAACCTAATGGGGCTAACTGATCCGGCAGGGTTGCCGTATCTTTTGTGGTCCGGGATTTTCGGGGATGTTACTGTCTTCATTTCGGCGTTCGCCGTAGTGAAGCATATTAATTGTCATTACAGGGGTTGCTGGCGGGTTGGCCGTCATCATGTTGGTGAGCATCTGGTTTGCCATAAGCATCATGAAAGGGGGCGGTTGTCTTGATTAAGCCGGTGCTTGATAGTACGGGTGTCACGTGGGGTTCTTGGTATTGGCCTGCGTTCATGCTTGTGTGTGCCGCCCTGTTTCTTGGGCCTGAGATTTACGCGCTGGTGTCTAATTCGGCGAATACGTTGTCGGCTTGGGTGTGGCGTGCTTTGAAGGTCCATGACCATGAGTCGTTTAGTGAATGGTCTGCACTGGATTATCTGACGTTTGGCTTGTGGCTTGTGCTGGTTTCGTGGCTGTCGCTGCATTTCTGGTTTGGCCGTGATCATTAGGGGGTTGTTGCTGTGGCGAGTCCGCCTAGGCTTTTGACTCCTGTTTCTCAGGCTGAGATTGATGCTGGCGAGGGTGCTGACGTTTGCGATTTTCTGGAGACGTTTTGCACGGTTACTAAAGACAGCATGGGTGGCCGTGCCGGTGAGCCTCTGGTTTTGCGGCCGTGGCAGCGGAACCTGATCGATATGACGTTCGCGCATGATCCTGTACAGGGTCGGCGCAGGCATCGTGAGGCTCTTATCGGGATGCCTCGTAAGAATGGCAAGTCGGCCTTGATTTCGGGTATTGGCTTGTATGGCCTGCTGATGTCTGGTGTGGGCGCTGAGGTTTATTCCTGCGCTCAGGATAAGGAACAGGCCAAGATTGTTTTTAACGTTGCTAAGCGGATGGTTGAGAATAATTCGGAGCTTAGCGGTGTCATTAAAACGTATCGTGACGCGCTAGAAGTTATCAGCACGGGCAGCGTGTATAAGGCGGTTTCTTCTGAGGCTTACACTAAGGAGGGCTTGAACCCTTCTATGGTGATTTACGACGAGCTTCACGCCGCGCCTGACGATGAGCTTTACTATGTTATGTCTTTGGCTATGGGTGCCCGTCGTGATCCTATCCTGATTTCTATTACGACTGCCGGTGTTACTACTGACCGGACGGGGCAGGATTCTATTTGCTACCGGCAGTATCAGTATGGGGAACAGATTTGTTCCGGGGAAACTTCGGATAGTTCGTTTTTCATGGCCTGGTGGGGTGCGACTGAGGATGAGCCGCACGATGACGAGTCGACTTGGGCGAAACATAATCCGGGTTTCGGTGATCTTATTGACCCTGCGGATTTGCGCAGTACGGTTAATAAGATTCGTGAGAATGAGTTCCGGACTAAGCGTCTTAACCAGTGGGTTAATTCTGCCCAGGCGTGGTTTCCGGCTGGCGTGTTTGAGTCTCGAGCTGACAGGCGTGTTCTGCCTGCAGGCAGTGATGTTGTGCTTGGCTTTGACGGATCGCAGTCGAATGACACTACGGCGCTGGTTGCTGCGACTGTGGACGCGGAACCGTACCTTGAGGTTCTCGGGTCTTGGGAGCGGCCTAAGGATGCGGTTGACTGGCGTGTGCCCAGGTCGGCTGT